CAGCCCTGTAATTGTACACCCAGGATGGCTTGAGAAATACAAGGAACTGTTTGAGCTTGTAGACAAGAATGTACAATACAAGGATGTAGTAAAAGCAGAAGTCATATTCCTGACTCACAATGAAGCAAAGCATAAGTACAATGTACAACATGGGTTAACAGGAGAAGAACTTATCTGGAAGCCTGGATTACAGGAAACCAAGACAAGTCAGTATGGAGGAGAGAACCTACGCTATGCAGTAAAACTGAAGTCTAAATACATAGATGACTTCAAAGCATTGCACAAAGAAATCATTCCTTGGAACACAATTAGATACATATTCTGATGACTAAAAACATGGTGGTATTGTATGATTATTTATTTCATTACAATCCGTACAGACAAAAATGGTTTGCTATGCTAAGGGAACAAAAGGAAGCCTATTTCAACGGTGAGTTGGATATAGACACACTCCCTAAAAGCAAGAATTTCTATTCATTAATCAAAGAACTAACAACTGTAGAAGAACAAGAGGATGATATACTTCATAGGGGCTCCTGGATTGATCCAGACAGAGTTATATGAATTGTCAACCACAAAGCAATGCGAAGAGTGGCTTAAAACACTTACAGAGGTAAATGTAGACACAGAGACTGAAGGTCAATTCAATCATCATAACAAGATATTGATGCTTCAGATGAACTGGGAAGACATTACCTATGTAATAGATTGCAGGACTACAGATATTTCTTTTGTAAAACCATATCTTGAATCCATACTTGTAGTAGGTCAAAACCTTAAGTTTGACTATAAATATCTAAAGTTCTATGGTATAGAGCTTGACAATATTTATGATACTATGTTGGCAGAAGCTTGTCTTACCAATGGCTATGAGGTAAGAAGCTTAGGTCTAGCACATTTGGCTGAGAAATATACAGGCAAGAAGCTAGACAAGACAACAAGAGGACAGTTTTCTCATCTCTCTGGAGAACCATTTACAGAACAACAGATTGTATATGGCGTAGGGGATGTTACATGTCTTACTGAAATTAAAACCAAGCAATTACTTAAAATCAAAGAGAAAGGCATAGAAGGTTGGGTTCAGAATGAATTCAACGCATGTCTAGCTCTTGCAGATATTGAGTATAATGGCATGGGATTCAGTCAAGAGATGTGGCTGGATTTGGCAAGTAAAGCCAAGTTCAATGAGAAAGACTATACGGATAAATTGGATGAACTTGTAAGACAAGAACCTAAACTACAAGGTTTTGTCAAGACCAAGGTACAAGCCAATATGTTCGCAGGTATAGAAGATGGATATGAACATGAAAGAAATGTAAGCATCTTGTGGTCAAGCCCCAGTCAAGTAGACAGGGTATTCAAAGCATTAGGATTGAATTTGGAAAGTACTTCTGAGAGATTCTTGGCTAAGTATCAGTACAAATATCCACTTGTGAAGCAATTCATTGATTACAAAAAACAACAAAAACTTGTAAGTACATATGGTGAAGACTTCCTTAAGTATGTAAACCCCTATACACATAGGATACATACTTCATTCTGGCAAATAGCAGACACAAGTCGTGTCACTTCAGGTTCACCTGAAGAAAGAGCTCCTAATATGCAGAACATACCAGCCAAAGCAGAGTACAGGAATTGCTTTACAGCAAGACCTGGATTCAAGATGGTAAGCTGTGACTTCTCAGGTCAGGAGCTAAGGCTATGTGCAGAAGGTAGTCAGGAACCACTATGGCTTGACGCATTTAACAATGGCAAAGATTTGCACTCTGAGGTAGCTGCAATGGTGTTCAAAGTACCCTTAGAACAAGTCAGGGATAAACCAGACTTTCTCAGAGGTAAATCTTATCGTGACGCAGCTAAGACTGTAAATTTCGGCTTAATCTATGGCATGTCCAAGTTTAAACTTGCTGATACTCTTAACATTGAAGTCAAGGATGCAGACAAGATTATTAAAGACTATTTTAGAGCAACTGCCAAACTCAATGTATATCTTGACAAATGCCGTAAGTATGGTATGAGAAACGGCTTTATCAGGTCTTTCAAACCTTATTCTATTATAAGACACTTTCCAAAGTGGATAGATATAAAGGACAAAGAAGACTTTAAAGCAGTAGGTGAGATAGAACGGGCTAGTATGAATACTCCTATCCAAAGTTCAGGCGCACAAATGACTAAACGTGCATTATATCTCATTCGTAAGTACATAAAAACACACTTACTGCATGATAAAGTGTACATTGTAATGACTGTACATGACCAAATAGATTGTGAAGTCCAAGAAGACTTTGCAGAAGAATGGTCTAAAATCCAACAAAGCATCATGCAAGAAGCAGGTGCAGAAATCATTAAATCAATCCCTGTATTATCAGACATAACAATTTCAGACTCATGGACAAAGTAATCACATTGACAGATGCAGAGTATTATGCATTAATCTCATACTTTGATGAAACTACAATAAACATCTCAAGTATGATAAAGAAAAAAGGTTTAAAGACTACAAAAGACTTTGAAGCAGCTATTAACAAGTTGTACAAACAAGAAAAAGAAGAAGAATGAAACAAGACATCTTGCATTCCGCACTGAAAGAAGTGCAATTATATGGTGATTTTCAGTCACACAAGGCTGAAATTGATGCAGAGGATTTAAGCTGGATTCTCCAGATATTATCCACTAATTTGTATTCTGACCCTATTGGTTCACTTATTCGTGAGTACAGCTCTAATGCATGGGATGCAAATGTAGAAGCAGGTAATGCGAATAAGCCTATAGAGGTAGGCATACAGACAAGTAAAGACCAAGGTTCTTATTGGTATGTGACAGACTTAGGCCCAGGTTTGTCTCCACAAAGAATCAATGATGTGTATCGTAAGTTCGGTAAGTCCACTAAGAGGGAGAACAATGATGCAATAGGTATGATGGGTCTAGGTAAGTTCAGTGGTCTGAGTTACACCAATGAAGTATACATTACTACTCGTGTAGATGGTATTCAGTATGAATACTTGATGCATAAATCTGATGGTGTACCTCAGATAGATTTGCTGATAAGCAAAGTAACTGACTTACCTAGTGGTACTACTATTAGAATATTCATTAAATCATGGTCAGACAAGCGTTCTTTTCTAGCTAAGACACAAGAACAGCTTGCTTACTTTGAGAATGTATATTTTAATATGGACGAGGAGCCAGACCTTAATGACAAATTCAAGGTGTACAAAGGCAAGACATTTACTGTGTCTACTTTGGACACAAGGTTTCTGCGTATTAAGGTAGGTCCAGTATCTTATCCTATTGACTGGGATATTATAGGAACTCATCCTGTAAAAGCTGTACAATCTAGTTTTACAGGTGTAGCTATAAACTTCAGGATAGGTGACATAGCCATTACTCCTAACCGTGAGTCTGTATTATACAATAAACAAACTGTAGAAAATATCAAGACTGCGCTTGATATGTTTCAAACAGAAATTATTGATATATACAACAAACAAGTATTGGAGTATGAAGATTTGAGTGAATTTATAAACAGCATACATAATCCTCAAGTCTTGCTTGGTAAACAGCATATGGGTGTTAATCTGTTGCTACAAGCCTGTAAGATTCCTACAAAGCATCCTAAAATCAAAGGATTGGATGTAGACGTATATCCCAGTTCAGAATCAGATTTATTCTATGGCTATATATCTACTGTTGCTATTCAAAGTGGTAGGAAGCAGGATAAAAACTATGGTCGTACTATTCATGGCTTAGATAAGTCTGATACATGGCTGTATGTAAACAAGAATCCTTTGGAGCCTAGGCATACCAAGTATCTATGTGAACAAAAGAAATCTAACTATTGGTATGTAATAAGGAAACACAAGGGTATAAAGCTCATGCCTGCAAAGGACCGCACTAATGACTTGTGTTACTTTAACCTGCTTAAGCTACGTAGGGTTCCTAAAAGCAAATGGCGTGATACTATCAAAAAGTTCCAGGATTGGCAAGCTGCGTATATTGACCAACATGTAACTAAGTATGATGATTATGTTCCTACAAAAGATTGGCTTAAAGACCAGAAAGTAACTAGTAAAAAGACAGACTTGCGTAGTCTGCGTAAATCGCAAGGTAAAGTTCTAGTAAAACTTCCTGAGCACAGCTATCATGGTGGGACAACTTTTGTCTTCAGGGATCACAACTGGGATATAAGCTCACTGCTTAAACGAAGAAACCATATAATCTATGGTACAGCAGATGACAAAGAGTTGCTTAGTAAACTACAGCATTACACAAGACTAAAAAGACTAAAGAATGTACAAGTAATCATCACTGCTAAAGTAAATCACAAGTATTTTGCATTACTGCCTAATGCAACTGAAGTAAACAAATTTATGAAAGGAGATGCTAAGTATTTCAGCCACATGGTAAGCATGAAAAGGTTGTATGACGTTTATCTGCAAGACAATGAGAAGCTTAAAGAAATGTATACACACATTGATTTGATTAAAGAGCTGAATACACCGTTCTATGAAAAGTTCAGGGAGATGCATGAATTATTTGAAAACTACAAGCAATCTTCTCCTGCTAAATGGCTTGCTGAAAAAGATGAGTGGGTAAAATTCTATGAAGGCATGGAACAGGTAGCTAAAGAGTTTAATCTGTTTGATGCTCGCATAGAAAGTCTTATTAAAGAAGTCTCTGAGTATGCAGCTAAGTTTGAATTTATCAAGCATGTAGCTTGTAAAAATGGAGGTAGTAACCTTTTGACAAGAAGAGATTATTCATTTGCTCAAGTAGACTTTGCAGTGTATGTATGTAAAAAGAAACAAGTTAGACTTAACTTAAAACATTATCAAAATGACGGAAGACCTCAAACTGAGATTACGCAAGAAGAAAATCAGTAATGTACCTACTAAGGATGTCTTTGGCCAAGATGTGGAAATAGGAGATATTTTACTGACTCCTCAAAACTCTGGGTTTGTGCCAGGTAAAGTAGTATCTTTATGCAACCGCTCCATTGAAATTACTTGCACCAGAGACTATAGGAAAAGGCAAAAATGGCACAGACAAACTGCATCTTATGTTACACAAGATACTAGTTATGTAACTATTCCTGTCCATTATAGAGACAGGTATAAAGGAGATTACTTACAAAAGCATTTGGCTGCACATAATGGCACTAAAAGGATTTATTTATGGAGTAGCCGTGGTCATGGAGAATGCTTGCCTTTTATTATTAACTTAACTAAACTAAACTTAATTCATGAAGATTCTCAAAATTGATTCATCAGTGACTGTAATTACAAATGATGGGGATGTAATTACAAGTAGTAATTGCTCAGAAGAGCAGTTTAAACAGGTTTATGCGTATGTTCAGGCCAATGATTTGGAAGGGATTAAAAAACTCCTTGTACCTGAATTGTGTAATGAAGAGAAGAAGTTCATAGCTAAGAAAGAAAGTGTGGAGAACATCCATACAATGGCTCAGCATCTTACTCATCTCTTTACAGTAAAAAATGGTGCTCTCTATAGAGAAGGTATTAACCTCAGTGTACCAGAAGAACTGGCACTGGCATATGTAGAAGCTTACAAAGAGTGGCTTGATTATTTGGATGCCTTTGGAGATGAAGAGTTAGACTGTCCTATTGCAGACTTTGCAGCATTTGAAGCCCTTGACAAGTTCTGGATGTGGTGCAGCTTGAATCCTAATGCTGAAAGTCGTGAGGACTTGTTCAGATTCCTGAAGCATCATGAAATGAAGATTAGCAGACAGGGTATGTTCATGGCGTATCGTAGGGTTGTAAGCAAGGGTACTGAGAATAAAGCTCTTGTAAACTTCGTGTCTAACAACTATGTAAAAGTAAAGACCAAGTGGAAGAAGAACCCTAAAGCATATTCTGTCTATGAGAAAGACGGTATGCTAGAGTTGATTCATGAAGACAACTTGGATAGTATAGTTACATCAGATGATTATACTTACAAGTACAAGGGTACTCTTGAGCAACTCTATCTTGACCTGCCTAATCTGCAAATAGACCAATTTACAGATGCTCATACTCATACTATGGACTATCGTATTGGTATAGAGGCTAGGATAGAAAGACATCAAGGTAACCAATCCAATCAGGTAAGTTGTTCTAAAGGTTTGCATGTTGCAAGTAAAGCCTATGATTATTCAAGCTTTGGTGATACAGCAATCCTTGTAGCAGTTAATCCTATGGATGTACTTGCTGTACCAAAAGGAGAAGATGGCAAGCTGCGTACTTGTGCATTTACTCCTGTAGCTGTACTGGAGCAAGACGAAGAGAATAATATCCTTGCAGATGATGATATGGAAGTAGATGATTTGCTCTTTGCACATTACGACGAGCAGGTCAACAGACTTAAAGAAATGGTGGCTAATAACAGTGCTTATGAGCTGAATATAAACCACATTCTTAATGTTCCTTCTGCTAACATGCTCTCATGTATCCTGGATAATCTAGAAACTGCACAACAAGTAATTAACAACAGAATTAATGACATATGCTAGATAGCAAGAGAGGAGAAATCCAAGACTCTGCTGTAGCTACATGGGATAAGGCGGGTAGAAAAGGTACTATAAACCTTAGTACTGGCATTGGTAAGACCTTTTGTTTTATCAAAGCTACCCGCCTTTTACCCAAAGGCTCCAGCATACTGTTCTTAGCAGAGACAAGCCAGCGTGAGTTTGACTTGGAGAAAGATATATTGTTCTTCAAGAAACTCTATGGCTATGACTTGACTAAGACGCATAACTTGACTTTCATGTGTTATCAGTCAGCCTACAAGCTGACTGGTACTACATGGGATTTTGTATGTGCAGATGAGATACACATGTCTCTCACTCCGCAATACATCAAGTTCTATGAGAATAATAAGTATAAGTATATTCTTGGATTATCCGCTACAGTAGACAGAAATACTAAATATGAAATAGACGGAGAAGAAATAAGCAAAGGTTTGTGGATAGATGAGCATGCTCCAGTAATCTTCAAGTATAATCTGAATCAAGCTGTACAAGACGGTACAACCAAGAAGCTACGCATATTTATTATTAATCACGCATTAGACAGCCTGAATAAGACAATCAAGGCAGGTACTAAACAAGCACCATTCATGACTACTGAGAAGGACAATTATGACTACTGGGATAACCAGTTCAAGAAAGCATTGTTCCTTCCTGATGGACAAGTAAAAACTTTCAAAATAAGGACCACTTCTGCTGCAAGGGCTAAGGTATTGTATACTTTACCCAGCAAGGTAGCAGCTGTACAGAAACTCATGGCTGCGTTGCATGGTAAGACTCTAGTATTTGGCAATAGTATAGATACCCTTGAATTAGTGACGCCTCACGTTATTAGTAATAAGAAGACTGATAAACAGAATGCAGAGCTGAGACAATGGTTTGATGATGGAGTGATAGATTCAATAGGTTCTTTCAAGATGCTCAAGCAGGGTGCTAATCTTAAAGACCTTGACAATACTATCCTTATGTCATACTATTCCAAAGAACTGGATATGATTCAAGCAATAGGTCGTCAAAGGGTATCTGATAGTATAGGTAATATCTTTATCTATGTTACAGCTGGGACGCAGGAAGTTAAGTGGTATAAAAAAGCTATGGAAAACATAAATAACTATGAAGAGATCCACTGCACGTCAACAGACGATTGTATCCAAAAATACAAGGTCCTTGTCCAAGAAGACAAAGAAAATGCACAACAGATTGAAACTCAAGCAGTTCAATGAAGTTACTAACATGGAGAGAGAAGACAGGTATTTAATGTACAAAAGCCTTGGTTATGTTTGAGATGTTAATTATCTTTATACTGTTAGTGCTCGTAAAGCGTTCTTATAATATAACTTTAGTAAAGCATTTACATGATGGTTACTATGTATATTATGAAGTCAGAGAGTTTGATATTTGGTATAAGAACTTTAATCCAAGAGTGAAGAAAATTCTTGTTTGGAATCTAAAGTCCAGAGGTTATGAAGAAGACCACTTCTTCTGAAGAAATCTGTCAATATTGTTTCGGTGCAAAGGAGCTTACCAGAGATGGTAGGCTCCCTGTGCCTTGTCCTCTTTGCAATGGAGGGAAGTTAGAAGATAAGCAGCTGAGGAAGGCAAACAAGAAACTTAAATTTTATACCAACATTATCTATGAATCTAAACCTTGATTTAGAGGCTATAAGTGAGCACGAC